CTCCGTGAAGTTTCAAAATATTATAGTGTGGAACAAGAGAAAGAAAACCCCTTGACAAATCGTGGCACAATGCGTATAATAGGGAAAAAGGAGGAACAATGCCATTAGACAGTGAACTTAAAATCAGAATAGCAAAAGAAGATATAGATACATTTAAAGACCGCTGTAGCGATATAGGTGTCAAGTATACCGTAGTGCTACGTAATATGATACAGAACCTCACCCAGAGACTTTCAGACGAACAATTAAAATTCTTAGGGGAGAAATAAAATGTCCTCGCTTGTGCCTTTGTCGCCGATGACTAAACTACACATTAGCAAAAGGGGGAAGAAATGAAGGCTAATAAATCCTTTGCAATCATCCTCGCCTTTGTCATTCTCTGGCTTTCATGGCTCACCTACCGCACATTACAGGAGCCACGTTGGCAAGAGATGTATATCGAAGTGGATTCACATTTGGACGAAATGCGGCGAAGGGCTAATCCACCGATAATGGAAATGCAAACAAAAAGTCTTGAAGAAGCGTGCCGGAGATATGATAGCACATTTGTAGAACCAGACACGCTTGATACGCTGGGGGGAGAATGAGCAGAAAGAGTTATAAACGAATCAAAAATTTTTCAACAACTATTTCATCCGAAAAAACTATTATGGAGATAGAGAAAATGCTTTCTGAATATGGGGCTACAAAAATAATGAAAGAATACGATGAGAAGGGGCGACCAATATTTTTGGCTTTTGCCATTCAAACTAAACGAGGAGAATTGCCTATAAAATTGCCCGCTAAAATTCCTCAAGTTCTAATGATGTTTGACAAAGAAGTTTCAGAAGGATTATTGCCGAATAAATATTCAGGAGATAAAGAGCAGGCTTTTCGTGTGGGATGGCGCATTATAAAAGATTGGATAGACGCACAATTAACTCTTATTAGACTAGAGCTTGTCAAACCAGAGGAAATATTTTTGCCATATATTTGGGATAATCAGAATCAAGAAACCTTATATGAAAAATTGGAACGCAATAATTTTCAAGCTATTGGATACAACCAATCCCAAGACGAGGGGGGAGAATGATAGAAATAAATAAACTTACTGAAAAAGATATTGGAAAATGGGTCATATATAGAAATTATAATAAAGAAGAAGTTGGACGAATAAAATCATGGAATAAAAAATATATTTTTGTGGTTTATAAATGTAATTATGATTGGGAAAATTTTAAAAATTATACTGGAAATTCTACATCCCCTGAAGATTTAGAATTTGCAAGTAAATGTCCAGTTTGTAAACAATCTTCTCTTTGCGTATCATCTGGTTACCATGATGGGCAACAACAAATTTCTCCTGATGTTTATTACTGTATGAATTGCGAATTTATATGGGAACAGGATTGCCGTCCAGAATATTCTATGACAATGAAAGCAAGAACATATTGCACATCTTGTGGACACAAAAAGAATGATTGTATATGTGAGCACAACAATGAATTCGAATAATTGTGGGAGGAGAAATGGATAAGATATTAATTGCTCGAAAATGCAAAGATGGCTGGTATGTGAAAATCATTGAGACGCATTGTGTGGACACCGAGACGGATGTTAGGAAATTGATGAAATGTTATAATTTAAGAGAGATTAAACAACATGGAATTGAAGGCAAAAAATTTTATGCGGAACTATGAATAATTGGATGTATAATTATAAGGGGCGTGAAGGCGAAAAGGTCGCACCTTTTTACTCGTTCGATTCGAGTACGCCCCCTTTTTATAATTGTGGGATAAACATGGTGCGGATGGCTGGAATACGAGCAGGGGTAACAAGGCGACGGAACCCACGTGAGACCTTGACTCATAGTGTGGGGGAATGTAAAGGTGCAAGTCCTTTACTCCGCACCACAAACCTTAAACCCTTGAAGGAGGGGATATGGAAGAAAAAAATATAGTGGAGAATTTAGCAATAGAAAAATTAGTGTTAAAAACAATGGAGGAAAATCGAGAACAGTTCAAAGAGAAAATGGCCAGCGTATTACAAGAAAGATTATTAGATGATTTAGGGTATTCGTATAGAGAACAAATAGGGAAAACTGTCGCCAAATTTATAGAAGAAGAACTTACTGAAGATATAATAAAAGAACTAAAGAAAAAGAAAAAAGAAATTATAAAATCTTTTGTCTCAGGTTATGTAAAAATAGGTGCTACAATAGCAGAACATATGCTTAAAAAAGTAACCGAAAATTTAAGTTCTTGGTCTGGAAAAGAAGCATTAAAAAAATTATTAGATTAACCCTTCGGGGGTCAGCGCCCAAGTCTTCACCGCTGGCTCCCGATAATAGGAGGAGATGTGGTAAAGAAATATAAATATATAACAATCAAACAAACTAATCAAGAAATTTTTGAAGGGTATCCAGTTTATCGTATTTACAACAATAAAAAAGGAGACCAATTAGGGATTTTGTCATGGTATAAACCTTGGAAGCAATATGTTTTTAGTTCAAGAGAAAAATGTGTTTTTAACAAATCTTGCTTATTAGATGTATTAGATTTCTTAAACCAAATAGAAAAAAAGGAGAACAAAAATGAGCAAAGCTAAAACAATAACAATCACAAAAAGCGAATCAGCCTGGCAGGAAGAACAGATAGTGCTCGAAGGCGAGGAAGCCAAGATTGTCTGGAAGTTGGCGAAAAGGCTGAATACGCTGATAAGGAACAAAAATGAGCAAGGATAACGTGTGTGAGTGGCGAAGTGATGCTGCATATAAAGTCGAAAACGGAATATTGAAACATTGTTATATTGGTACTTGTGGCTATGTGGCAGATAAGGGAAATGTGAAACCAACAGGGATTTGTCCCGCTTGCAAAAAACCAATCCGGGTGATTGAGGAGGAGAAGGATGGAACTTAAAAAAACATCAGAAGAATGGCATAAGGAAGTAATTGAAAAAGACCATTTAGAAATATTGGACCCTGATGGATGGGATAGAAAAAATTTCGAGTATTCCTTTAGAAAAGAATTAATCACTAAAGAAGAATTTGATAGACGTTTATGTTTGAGTACAGTACGGCCAATACAAGAAATTATGACTGAACGGGAGAAGGAATTGGAGGAGTTGGTGGTTGCATTACTTAAAGATTTGAATGATAGGAGTGGATATAGTGTAGAAGGGCTTTATGATAGAGATGAAATAATACAAGAATGGATAAAGGCTTGGATGAATATAATTTCGAGTAAAGGCTACACAAAAAAGCACTTTCCGATTGAGAAGTTGGAGGCGTGGTTAAGGGAGTTGCCTAACACTCATTATTTCGATTCAAATAGAGAAGTAATTTTACGTGATAAAATTCTAACCAAAATCAAAGAGTTCAAGGAGGGCTGATGGAGGAGTATACAATCAAGGATTATATCCATGATATTTCTTCAATTTTCAACTGTCATATACTCATTTTTTTTGGCATCGTTATACTTATTCCTGTTGTGATTATTCTTGTAGAAATGCTAATTGAAAATGACGCAAAATTAATAAAAAATATAGGAAGAACTATACTAAACATCTTTGTGTTTTTCGTGGCATTTAGCATTGGATGTATAGATTATCTCTGGGAAACATTTTTAAATCTCTGCAAAAGGAAGAAAAAGAATGATTAAAAAATATTTTATGCTTTTCATTACATTTCTTTGGTTTTGCTGGGAATGCGTTTTTGATTTTTTCTTTGGCATAGAAGAAGAAATCAATCGCAATAGATAAGGAGGATAAGCCATGACATTACAGGACATTTGCACATCTCTGGAAACATCGAGGAAACTCGCAGAGGCGGGGTTTGAACAGGAGAATGGGTTTTTCTGGTATAATTTTGGGAGTAAAGAAAAACCAAATTGGAAAGTAGATATATACCCACAAGAGCATAAAAGCTGTGGCAGATTTCGTGCATATACCTTCAATGAGTTATGGGAATTGTTGCCGAATTGTATTGAATATGATGATGAAATTTATTATAAAAGATTTTTACCTCCTGCAATTATGATTTATGTGAAAGGTGCAGAACCGAGATGGCTGAAAAAATATGAAGGAAATAACCCCCAAGAAGCCGCAGCCGAGCTTCTCCTATGGTGCAAACAAAACGGATACCTAAATGATTAGATGTTTTAAAATGGTGCGGGAAGGCAGAAAGGAGAATGCAGGGCGTAATCTGAGATACGATGCCCGTAGGAGCGAAGCCGTCTCAGTAAGTGTACATATTAATCGGCTGGTAGGGGATGGGTGGCTACTACAGCGAAGTTCAATTCTTCGCCCCGCACAAACTTTAAACCCTTAAAGGAGGGGATATGAAGAAGTTGGCGTTTTTACTCATTGTTTTGTTAATAGCATGTGAGTCCAGTACCGCACCCGATACCCAGGAGATGACCATAGAACGATATTTCCCTTTAACGATAGGGAATACATGGGTCTATAAATATGAAGATGGCAATTTGGATACAATCGAAGTGATAAGTAGTTATCCGTATGATAATGAAACTATATATATGACTAATAATTATACTTACTACTATTATAAAAATGATATATTAAAGCAATATATCTATGATGCGCCGCAGGAAAGCAATAATTACTATATACCTTTAAAAGAACCTATTGAAGTAGGAAATAAATGGGAGTGGATTCTTGATTCCCATTATCCAACAGATACCTTGCGAATCACGCAAGTTGATGTTACTATTTCTATAGAAGCAGGAAGTTTTAAAAACAGCATTGAAATTGAATCGGTAAAAAGTGATAAAATATGGATTTATGCTCTTGATGTGGGATTGATTAAAGTAATAGACTTGAATCCTGCTTGGAATACGAATAAAGAATTAATCTGGTACGATTTAGGAGGATAAGATGGGGAAATTGGAAAGTCAAATCAAAGCAATTATCAAGGATAGTATTCTCTATAGTATGTATGTAGACGCTTTTGGATACGAAGAAGGAGATAAAGTGCTAAATGAAATCATGGTTAAAGTTAAAGAGCGCTTACCAGAGGAGGAATAATGCCTAAAGATTTAGTGGAAAAAGAGACAGAAGTTCCAGTAGAAATTGAATCGCCTTTCCCACCGAAAACACTTGAAGAAAATATTTCAAGCCAAGTTGCCAATCTTCTTAATAAAGCTGGTACTATAAAACTTACACCTGAACAAGAAGAGATACTTTATGCCCCAGTCCCGAAAGAAGAAATTGAATTAAGAGAAGATGGTTTGTATTATCTCCCTTGGACTTTCTATGTTGGTAGATTGCGTAAAGCATTTGGTAACGAATGGGCACAGATACCTGCTGGGAAACCCAGTCGAGAAGGGAATCTTATTCTTCAACCTTTCTGGTTATTTATATATGGAAAGCCCCAAGCATGGGCTATAGGGCAACAAGAATATATCCCAACTAATAAGAAAATGACTTATGGGGATGCAATAGAAGCTTGTAGTTCAAATGGACTTATGCGATTATGTAAAAGAATTGGCATAGGAATAGAGCTATGGGATAAAAAGTTTATCAAAAAATTGGATGCTGAACGGAGAAATAAAACGGACAAATCGCCACAACCTAAATCAAAAGAACAAGATGGGAAAATCACAGAAGAACACACAAAAAAAGTAATAGATAAAGCAAAGGAAAATAATAAAGAATACGATAAAATGAAAATTTGGATGGATAAAAATAAGATAGCTTATACCGAGAAACAACTTAATTTCTTTATGAGTCTTTACAAATCCCATACGATTACAGATGAAGAACGCAAAAAAGTAACTGATAGCAAGAAAGGTAATCTCATCCTACATGGAATAAGCGATGCCATAGATTTCCTTAAACCATTAGCATACAATCGCCGAATTGCTGAAGATTGGATATTGAAAGAATCTCATCGCAAAGACATTAAGCTCTCCGCCGAAATATTGCAACACTTCACTAAAGATGAGAAAACTGGTTACGATTTACAGCGCGAAGTAGTAATGGTTATAGAGACTTATGGCGGAAAAGACAGCAAGGCGGTAGATGCGATGCTTAAAAAGCATCTGGGAATATAATGCCTATATACACCTTTAAATGCACTAATCCAACTTGTGGTCATATCTTTGATGCCTTAAAGCCGATGAAGCACCGCCACGAGGAGATATGCCCTAAATGCGGGCACAAGGCAACCTATGACGCACAGCATACCTTCATGGGGCATCCACCATTGTTAATGTTTAAAAGCAAGCATGAACCAGGGCGCACAGGATGGGACAGGATTGATAATGGGGCTTATTATGATAAGAGTAAACGTAAAAACAGGAGGGATTACGAAGGTGGCTAAGTTTAATTTCCCTCATCAAAAAGTACGTAGTCTTAACTGGTGGGGAAGCGGTATTACTAAAGACGCGAGAATGGAACGTGCACGTATAGCTAAACAAGAACGAGAAGATATGAAATGGGAGTTTATAGAAAAAATGCAGAAAGGTTCTGTTCCACCATCCCCATACCATATTAAGCTTATACGCAAATATCCTACAAATCCTGATAACCCATTATATAAACCTCAAAAGATATATGATGATGATAATATGATTGGTGGATGTAAACATATACGTGATGGTATTGCTAAGGGATTAGGATACAAAAGCGATAGCCATCCAGATTTGCAATGGGAATATGAACAAGTAAAAACTAAAGATAAACAAGAGTTAACAGTAATAATAAAAACATGGGAGGAATGATGGAGATTCTTGAAATAGCTAAAATTATATATAACGAACAAGATTATGAAGGATTAGGTGAAGAGGCTTCTTTTGAAATAGCAAAAATATTTAGTATACTATCACTTTATAATTTAAAAGGCCTTAATAAAGCCATAGAAAAAATTATAAAAAAAACTAAATCGGAAACAGATGATTGTCAGTAAAAAATCCAAGAAGTTCCCAAAAAGGAAAAGAATACCAAAAACTAAAGATGGAGTTCTAAAGCGGATAATAGATGAATATGGTGTAGAACGATTTTATTGCATAGGATGTCAAAGGTATAAACTTTATGAGGAAATGCGTCAAGTCTCAAAAAAGGCGCAAAGGACTTATGGGATGGATTCATATTGTAAGGAATGTGATAAAAAGAGAAGGAGAAAAAAGCCAGAAAAACAATATGGTGGCAATAAATTGCAAAGCGGTATAGTCGTAGGAAGAAAACCAGTTAGGTCTTTAAGATTTCCGCCTATGGATGCGGAAATACCTTTGTGGTATCGTGGAATGGGATATAGTATAGGATATTATTTTAAAGAATAAATTATTTTAAACCTGGTCTTAATTTAGGAAGTTTACGTTTGCCATCGGGGTTTCCCCAATGTCGCCATAATTGTTTACAATTTTTAGACCTAATATTTTTATCTGGAAATTCTATAATCATTGTATCAAAATCCATACATCTATTCATCCAATGAGTTTGATTTTCTTTTGCTTTAGGTATAGTTAAACGCTTCCATTTATGCGAAACTTTATTGGAAGGTTCTTGTGGTTTAAGAGCTTTTATCCATCCTTTAGGAGGCTCTCCTTTCCTATCTCCAGGAATAACCTCAATAATTTTTCCATCTTCTAACATTATCGCTTACGGCTACGTTTCTTTTTAGGTTTCCATCCTGTTTTACGCAAAGTACCATAGATATACGCATCTTTTCTTTTTTTACTCCAATCAGGATGTTTTTTATTTACTCTTCTTTTTAACGCTCTTTCTAATTTCTTTGGCATTTGTCCTCCTATTCTATAATTAATCCTACTATTACACCAACACCTAAAGCTCCTACAACCCAAGGCCATTTGTTTTCTTTATAGCAGTCAAGATTCAATCCTCCCGGTATATTCAGCTTAGTATCCTCGAAAACTATACATTCAGGGTCAGTCCATACTCGACCTACACTTATCCCTTTATCTACATAAGCTATTTCTATATTCAATAAAACTGGCTGTGGAATGATTGTGAATTTCCCTTTGCTAGATTTAATATTCATAATAGCTTCCGCATAATAGCAATCAGTAAGGGTATCTATGCTAAATTCTTCATTCGGTATAATTTCTACAACATTAACATCAGTCGCAAGTTTTTTCCATTTAGCTGTGGCTTTTATCTGAGACGCGTAAAGATTATTAAGTTCTTTATTCTCTTTTGCTAACATCACAACTTTAGTAGAATCATTCTTCCATTTCTCCCATTGAGCTATATTCTTATTGCGTAAATCCACAATGATTTGATGCTGCTTATGTATCTTCCAACCAGAAGGAATCCCTATTGCTATGCTCAGAAGAAAAACAAAGATAATAACATATTTCAAATTCACCAATTTATTTAGCATAACTATCCTCCGATTGAAATAAACGGATTAACATAACAGGTAACTTCTGCTTTACGAATAGGGCGCATTTTAATAAAAGCATTTTGCTTAATCGCATCTTCCAGTGTTAAAGTTTTGGAACCTCCTCCAGAAGCTCCTATAGACAGATTGGAATTGTAGCAATATTCTACATGAGATATAGGATTGCCATAAAAAACAAGACAACCCTCTTCTGGTTTGCCAATTTTTTGATACATCCTTGAAAGACCTAAAGCTGTTGTATCTTCTTTACGAGAAAACAAACCTACACTTTTGAGTAATTCAATTACGAAACCAGAACAATCAAAACCTGAGAAATCATCACCTCCCCATTTATATGGAGTACCTATATAATGAAACGCTATTTGTGTTGCTATATCTCTTTCAGTCATTTCCCTTTCCTCCTGTTTGTGCAATAGTTTTAGAATCAATCTCTTCCAAAGATTTTTCTTCTTCATAGAGGATTCCCAAAATTTCAATTATCATCTTATTTCATTTTTCATTAGATAATAACTTGGTTCTTCCCAAAATTTCGAGAGTTATAAAACCTAATGCAATAACTTTAATATCTGTTGAAGCATCTCTGCCTGGGACTATACCATTAAGTGCAAGAATAAAAATCAATCCCATAGCAGTTAAAGTCGCAATGAATTTCCTCTTATGCTTTGTTAAAGCCTCGGAAACGGTTTTCAACACTTCCATATTACCTCCTATGTTATATTTATTTCCCAACCAGAATATATCCAATCTGAAGGAATATTATATATCTTTTCCATTTTTCCCTAATATATAACCATGTATTTCTGATACCTGTTTTCCTATTAATCCCAAATCTTTATGTATATCTTTCGTAGTTTCAGCGCAATGTTCTTTCATTGTTTTTATTTCATCAGCATTTATAGCAACTAATTTCCATCTCCAAGTTGCTATACTTATAGCTGCTATTACTCCGCCTGCTAAAGTCCAAACAATTAAAAGATTGTGTATCGCACTCATTGTTTTATTGGCTCCACACCTATAGATTTGAGAACCCTACGATAATCTTCAGGTTTTTCGCATTGCTGGAGTTGGCTAATAAAAGAATTAATGCCAGCCTGTTGCTGTTGTAATTGCGTTGTCAGTTGTTCTCTTTCCGCTATTAAAACTCTTATATTGTTAGCTTGTCTTATAGAAATATCGAGGAAAGTCCCCACATAAAGCAAAGCCAACATAACAAACAGACTTATTAAAATTAATAACACCCATCTTTCGTCAACCTTCATTTAACCTTCTTATAGAGCATAAAGTTGAATACCATATGCAACACCATTTATATTTACTTTTAAATAATAATCTTTACTTCCACTTGTTGCAACATCGCCAGAACCTACAGGGTCTTTATCGTAAGCTGTTTTATCAAACTCAAATAAATAACTCCATCCGCTTGAAGTTGTTTCAAATCCAGCCCAAGCATCAGGTTTACTCCCACCAGTTGTTGAGAATATACCGTATTCCCTACCAGTAACAGCACAATTTATTTGATTATCAACCCAAATTGTTGCCACATTTCCATAAATATGACTCCCTGTACCTGCGCCAACTTTTGCCCAAATAGCTCTCATACCTTGAAGCATATCAAGAGAATCATTCGCGGGTTCTGCAAAGTATTTGTTATCATTAATCAAAGCAAATACATCTATACCATCCATTGTATTCGGTGCTGAAGCACTATCAACCGCATCGCAATCAGTATAAAATTGTGCCGAAATAGGCGGAGAAGTGCTTTCAGTTAATGTTCGTACAAAAATATTGGCTGAAGTTACGCCACCTGAACCTACTTTACCATAAATACGGAATAACCCACCTCCATCGTTAAATTCCGCTTCTGTTCCCCATGTACCAATATATATAGCTTTATTGTCGCCCAAAGTTGCCGCAGGTTGAATGTCAATAACATGGTCAGAAAACGTACCAGTTGCGTTAATACCATTCCCAGTCGTTCCATTTAAAGTAATCGTACCATCCGATGTAACAGAACCAACACTTGTTAAATCCCCAGTTATTATGGCTTCTCCTGCCAATTTTATTACTGTTTCTGTAGCTATTAAAGTATCTATTTCGCTATTATCTAATGTCGCATCATTCTGGAATAAAATGGCATTATCTGCTCCTGTTATTTTAATACCATTAAACCAGTCTTTGCCATTTGATTTAATATATACAGCAGAATAATTAGCACTTCCGTCAATAGACGCACTTCCATTAATTGAACCATCAACAGTAATACCAGTTACGTGTTCAGTCGCTCCCACTGTAAAGTTTGCTCCCGATTCTACTGTAGCGGAAATTGCTGAAAATGTACCATTTCCACTTAAAACAGAAGTTCCAGATTGTTCGGCATAAGCCCAAATACCAGCATGGTCTCCATCAGCTATATCTACATCATATAATCTAAACTGGCTTTCCGTACCATACATACTTGCTTGATTAGTTTGGTCTGTTGTCATTGCCAACATCCTTGAATATGTACCAGCAAAGACCTTTCCTGCTGTAACTGAGTAATTAACCATACTATATAAACCAAGCCCAGCATTAGTATTTGAAGATGCTTCTGGTATATCAATATGCTCACCAGTATATCCCCAACCACCTATTGAAACTACAGAATCGAGAGTTGTTATTCCAGATATTTCTACATTGCCAATAAGATTTATTGCTGTCTCTGTTATATGTAAAGTATCATCGCCAGTATTTCTAAGAGCTGCTCCACCTTGCATAATTATATCATCTGTGAATCCACCACCTGCATCTTCTATCTTAATTGCGGCATCAGCATTACGTTGAGTTGCGTGTTCTCCATATATCCATAATCCCCAGAAGTTATTAATATACTGCAAACTACCTGATGTAAAATATGGGGCCATCCATATTCTTGCACCTACGAAAGCAGTGCCTGCTGGTGGGCCATCAACTACACAATCTGTACCACCACTATAACCAGCTCTGGCAGAAAACTCTCCACCAATAGCAGTACGCATTGTCGCTGTAGCTCCTGCACTTGTATAGGTTCTACCATAAACACCTCTAAAGGTTCCTGCTTCATCTGCATAAGAACTTCTTGCTACACCTTCTAATCCATTAACAGTATAAACACCATTAGAACCGTCTACTTTATTATAAGCAAAATATCCAGCACTAATTTCCGCACTTCCAGCAGGGTCGGTTGAATCTTCTACAGTAAAATCAAAATACCTTGTTTCATTCGTAGCAGCAGACCCTTCATAATAATTAGCATCTATTGTAGCTCCATTAGCAACCATAGTGGTATTAAATACGATATGCTCCGCATCTAAGCTATCTATATCATTATATCCAGAGTTTACCAAACCAATATTCACAGTAACATGGTCGGCATCTACACTATCAGCATTAAGCCAAGTAGCGAGTGTTAAGCTATCTGTAACAATATAATATAATCCATTCGAAGTATATTCGGAATATTTATATCCCAGTAACACGATTGGTAACAAAAGTAACACGATTAACCATCTTTTCATATCCACCTCCTTTATTCGGTTTTGGTAGTTGATATTAAAATCATTCTCATTTCTAATGCTGTTCTATTTACAGTTGCATCAGCTTTTAACTTAAATCTTATCCAAGGTTCTGCATAAAGAACATCTCCTATAGCAATTCTGTATTCTGGAACAGTTGAAACAGAACCTATAGTTTTAAGTAATGTCCAAGAATTTAATTTAGCAAAGTCTTCTGGTTTTGATGCTTGCTGAAAATACAATGAAGAATTATCAAATCCCTGTAATGCTGTAAAAGTAAATGGGTCATCAGGGAATATATAAATACTATCTGATATTAAAGAATCCCCTGAAGTTGAATTCCATGCAATAGAATCTGATAGAATAGCATAATGCTTCGTAACTGCTCTAGTTATAATAGTCGAATCTTCTCTGTTGCCAGTATAAGTAAAATCCCATCGTCCTGAAGCTCCCATTATCAACATCGGTAACAACAATAAAACACTTAATTTACGCATATTTCACCTCCTATGTTAAAACCTGTATATACACGCCATTAATCACATACGCCAAGAATACGCCTACCGCATCAGCCATCAAATCCCCAATGCTGAACTCACGCCCATGATACCAGTCCCAAAGTCCCTTACCTATTGCGAGAATAATAACTAATGCCAAGATAACCCAGTTCCATATCTGAGCGACATTCAAGGCAATCGTGAAGAACAAGAACCCGAAAAAGTGCCAGAACTTATCAGCCTGAACTTTCGATAGATAGGTATCCCAAGCATAATTCCATTTTTTGATTATTGATTGCATTAGAATATCGAATCCTTTTTAAAAGCCTGTACTAAAACTTTGAGCGAGTCATAAGCATCTTTTAATTTCAACCATTCAGTAACACCCAAATCAAACAAATCTTTCTTCTGGTCAGTTGATAATTCAACTACAATCCCATCTGCTTGATAAAGAGTATCGGGAACAGTCAATATTAATAATAATGATTGACTGTATTCTCGTACTAATGCCAACTGTTCTTGTATGTTAATCATTATCGAATAACCCTCGCTAAAAGAATTTACTTGTATCGGTATTATAAACATTGTTAAAACCAACAATCCTGCTAAAAGTTTTTTCATTATTTCACCTCCCATGCAGAATTTAGATAACATTTTACGGTATCGCCTCCACTTGTATCACAAATCATCATACCTGTTCTTGGTACGGCAATAGTATCACCCAATTCAGTTACAATAGAATCGCCATCTAAATGATAACAAAGTGGCAAAGTAAATGGGGCATAGAATTTAGCATATTCATTTCCACTATTTGAATACATTTTAAACGTCGTATCATACGTTGCGACTATGACATTAGCGGATAAAAAGGCTATATCACCCCAATTAGAAGCAGCATTGGCATATCCGCCAGCTAAATATAAATCTCCGGCAGGATAAGTATTTGTTAGACCACCAGCAAGCAATAAATTATTACCATGACCACTTGAAGATGAAGCGCCTCCATATATTATTGGTAAAGTGTAAGAATCAATTAAGTTCATTCTGATAAAATAATTGGCTTGATTGAAAGGCTTTATTTTAAAATATGATGCACCATAAATTTCCCCAACTCCAGAACTCCCATCGACAGCAAAACCTAATCTTTGATATATGTCATTATATAGTTGCAATGCAGTATAACCACCATTTAATTTCGAATGCAAATTCATATAACAATCACCATCGTTACTGGTTACAATGGAAACTTGTTCCGAACTATCATACCATTGAACTTTCATTAATGTATCAGTATGCCCTTCGCCTGTTATCTTTAATGGTATTTGTGTACTATCATCTGAATCAATATCTATTCTTTTTACTTTCAACAACGAATCGAAAACCGCATCATCGGTGAAGGTATCAATATCTGCGTAGGTGGCTGTGATTTTAACCCAAGAAGAATCAATATTAGCCCAAGCCGCACTATCCGCATATTCCGCCGAATCTGCCTTGCCTTTGAGATACCCAGTAACTGTATCAATATCCGCAGAAGCAGCAGTAATAGTTGAATCAAATACTGCATCATCAGGGAAAGTTACTTGCCCATTGTTGGTAGGTTTAATCGTATCAGTTTTAATGACATTTGTCTGTACTGCATCGGAAATCATCGTAGCACGATAAGTAACTGTGCCAGATATAAGATTATTCATCATCACCGAACCACCAAGACTAAGAACATTACTACCTGTTTGATAGCCATCGTAATCCGCACCATCAAAAGTACACATATAAGCATTAACAGTAGAGTTATTGGTAACCGTAGAGGTTGAAATAACGGCTATATCTAATGGAGTCCCTGTTAGAGCTTTACAAACAGAAGCAGAAAGATTAAGTGTTAATGTGTTGGCATCATTAATATTATAGCAAGCAAAAGCGTAAGCATAAGTCGCATCACCTACTACAGTACCAGTAACATTATAACAATCAACCACAGCATCTCTTGTAGTAGTATTATCATTCCAAAAATATGCCCCAGCCGAAGAAGCATCGGTAGAAGTTATATAAAATGTTAAATCTCTCATTACCACATCGGAACCCTTAATATCAAATCCTTTGACTGCACCAGTACTACTTATAATTACATCTATATCATTTAATGCAATACCTTCTAAATTATTTGCTATTTTAACACCTGTTGAAGCAGCTCCAGTTAGATTTATAGATAAATCGGATATACGGACATTATCATTATTTATCTGAAAAGCTACCATATTGGCAGTAGAAGAAGTTATTAATGTACCATGTGAAGGAGTAACTGGAGTAGTAACAAATCCAGAACTACCTTGTCCTACTATATTTAATTGCTTATTTATGATTAAAGTATCTGTAATAGTATAAGCTCCAGAAGCCAATACAAGTGTAGCCCCCGAATCGGCAGCATCAATATAAGTCTGAATATCTCCAGCAAGGGGAACAAAAATTACATTGCCAACAGACCAATTTATCGCATCATCTAAATATAGAATATCTCCACTATGATAAATATTGCCATCGGAAGAAACGAATATAGTATCCCCATCAGAATCTCGTACTTTCCAAGTTGAAGTCGCAGCATTAACCGAAACAACCATTAATAAAAATAATAATATAAATTTTTTCATGTTTTCGCTCCTCTTATTGATACCCAAAAGGTTACAGCTTCATCCATAGTTATCCCAGCCATAGACTTTGCTATTGTAAAATACGTATCTTCACAAGCGGTAATATATCCAGCCATATTTTCCAAGCATACCAATCCTGCTATACGAGCATCTGTTATTCTGCTTGCTAATACCTCTCCTCCTCTCGCGTCAATGCAATCACTATAATAAATAGTTTTACTATCCTCATCAGTATCCAATGTAGCAGCTACAATGTAAGCATAATCATCAACCGTTCCAGCCCCAATATCTTCAAACGTAAATGTTTGTTCTTCGGAAGTCATTGTAACATTAGTCTCCCAATATTTCAAGTCCCCACCCAATTCTTCTCTGCCAGAAATTCTTAGACCTACAACAAATGATGGATTATCAATCCCTTCAGCAAAAGCAGTCAGAGTAATGGAAGTATCATTAATATTGCTACACCTAACTTCTCTATCGGATTTAATACGTAATCCTTCCAGTACCGCATTATAAATCTTTTCAGGGAAAACAGAAGCATAACCAGTAAGTTCTATCCCAACCGTTATAGGCAAATCGGCTATACCCGCATCACTCACTCGCAAAGTAACAGAACTATTATCGTAATCATAAACACGCAATCCTCTATCCGCCCAGGGGATAGTAAATGGTGAAGCTCCATCTATAACAGAGGGGAACCCTGAATCCGCATAGTAAAATGTTTGCTCCGAAGCACTCATTGTCTCTGTGGTTCCCCAATGTTGTAATATTCTTTCTTCCGCAGAAGTAATTTCAGAAATAGCAGTAATAGTATTCCCAAGATTAGTTATTCGTTCTATTAAAGAATTTTTAAGAACAGCAATATCATTATCCCAGGGCATAGTATAATCCTTTAATCCTCGATTTACTTCTATTATTCTTGTTCTTTTCTTTGCATCAAATATATCACTCATCGTACTATTGCTCCATCAGGTCTACGATAAACTTTTTGCATATTATAAATTCTACCTATCTTATTAGCAGCATCCATCTCTCCATTTTTAATATATTCCAACATACGTTTTTGGTCATTATAAAAATTAGTAACTCCAGCCAAATCACTCCATGCTTTCCAATGATTATGTCCTGTATGTAACATTCCAGTTCGCTTATCCCAATAAGGCGTTTCCTTATGATATTCATCAAATACTTTCATCCAATCTGTAACAGCATACATTCCAGGTATTCCTACCATTAAACTTTTCAAAAAATCTTTTCTTGCATTCTTGGTCCATTCTTCATGTCCATAAAGACTCGCTTGTTTCCATTCTATAGCTTTAAATATCATTTGAGGCAATGGCCCATATGGAGCTATAGGCAATGTACCAAATCCAGTCCAAGGACGTATATTCATATGTAATACTTTATTAAAGAAATAAACAGCTAATGTGGCTTTAGCCATATGACGTATTAATCCGAATTTATCTTGATGTAATAAAGAAGGCAAGTAAGTCCCCCAATACCAAGTCGGCCATGTCATAAATGTCCCTGCCAGTTTTCCGCCTTTAGTAGCGAATATATGAGGACGCCCCATAGTCCCATATTCCCAGTTAGAATTAGCCTGTTGTACGAATCCATATTCATCTTTAATCATTTCAACTAAAGCATCTCTCTTTTCAGCAAAAACTTCATTACCATGCTGTTTATATAAATCATCATTTGCCTTGGCTTTTTCTGCTAAATCTAACCATCTCCTGCCGATATTCTCCATTTGTTTACTTGCTATTGTTTCAGTAGTTTTCCCTATAGGATTAGGGTCATTTTGAAATTTATTTAAATACCACTCAAATTGTCTGCGTGCTCCTATATATATCGGCCCCCTATTCCAGTAATGGTCAACAGAAGTAAATAATCGCAAAGATTGTTGTAATGTTTTAGTTATTGGACTTTGAAAATCCTCATATAATCCTGGTACTCCTACACTATGAAATATTCCATAATTCCAACAGAGTTGCCGTGATTCTGGATTGGTTAATATCTCTTTTACTCCAGTCATCCACCAGTATAATGTCATGCCAGGAGGAGTATTCAAAGGCCCTTGCAAACTATTTTTAATGGCAGAAGAAAGCCTAAATCCCAATCCACCAGAATAAATAAAAGATAATATAGCGTTCATACCTAATTCTATATGTCTATTAGATATTTTACCATCTTCTCCCACTCCAGGGATTAATTTCTTTATTGGAATAGGGACTTTATTTGCTACATCCAATAAAGTGTTTTCAATATCTATGTCAGAGTTTTTTGGAATACCCCGAATATCTCGTATAAATCTAGCTACTCTTGCTTGTTGTCCAGGGTCAAGTTTTAGTTTTTTAATTTCTGCTTCAAATTCTCTCAATGGGCCATGAAGATATTTGTTTTTAAGTCCTCTATTGATATAAAGAACTAAACCGAGTTTACCTGTTATATCCGAATTTTTATAATCTTCATAACTCATTTTCTGCATTTCGCTTATTCTAGCCCGTGGGATTTTATGAACATTGCGTATATAAGGCAAAGCTTCATCATCCCAATCAAATCCTGTTGCAAAAGTAATTATAGGGTCATAATTTTCAATAGCAACATCTGGAGGGATACCCATATGATAGCGTAATCCTTCTTTAATAATCCAATTATTGCTTTTAAAATATGGAGAATCCTCATCAGAAGTAAACCATGCTTTAAATTCATCCCTAGCTTCCTTAAAAGCTTCAGCATCTTTAATCCGTATATTATCTTTAGCCATCAATTTTAAAGTTTCTTCTGTCGTCATATCCTTTTTAATACTCCATCTTAAATTTTTCCAGAAATCCTCATGATGTGTAATTCTACGTCCTAATCTTCTATTAAGAATATTATCCATATCTTTATGCGCGTCATTACTGCCTCTGCGCATATCAATATTTACAGCATCACGTAATTTCATATATTTCCCAAATACTTTATCTCCTAATCTTGCGAAATAAAATGGTCTGCCTTTAATATTATCTACAGCGCGAGAAGCCAATTCGTCTGGATTAATTTCAGGGTCTTTCTTAATCAATTCAACAAAAGTTTTATGTATAGCTTCTTCCTCCAAAATATCATTCATTATATAATCTACTTCTTTATCATATAATAAATCCAATCCAAAACGATAGCCATATGCTTCTTCCTGCCACTTATGCGCATATTCCGTAATTATTGGGTCGGGGTCAACCGTTCCAATGACTTCTCCAGTTTCTTCATCAAATACGTCAACCCGTCCCTCTTTCTTCCCTTTCTTAAATTTCCATACTTTTTTCTTACTTTTACGTTTGATTTTACCCTTTAAAGCATCTGGATAAATGCGTCCTATTTCAGTAAGTTTTTTCTTCATAATATCTATCTTCTTAGAATCTGCGAAATCATCTCCATAAAAATCTCCATTCGCAAGAATCTTAGTAGCTTGTTTAACACTAAAATTTTGGTCTTCCCACGACATTTTCTTATATCCTGCAAAAATATCTTTATCACTCATTTTAACTACACTTTCAAATAATGACCTTGTTTTTTCTTCTGTTGGTATTTCATTGGGATATTTTTCCCTAAAAGCCCATCGCAATAATCTAATATCTTTATCTTTAAATATATTTTCCCCATAAGGATTGCGAGGATTGAAATCATCTCCCACTTTAGCTTCTTTAGAAGTTACCTCATATATATCTTTACTTTCTTGTTTCCTAACATTTTCTAAAGTATTCTTCCAATATCTGCGTTTTTCGATAAATGTCATAGGTCTATGATTCTCATCTTGGAATCGCTGCATCTCATCAGCTATTTTACCATCAGCCAATTTTCTAGCATAGTTATCTGTCATTCCGAAATTTTCTTGCTTAATCATCTCTGTACGAGCTTTTAATACTTCAGTTTCTAAATCTCCCATCCGAGCAAGAGAACCAGACATAGGCGTAGAACCAAATAAACCCAATGCTAAAGGTAAAAAGTTTTCAAATGGTATTTCAATTAATTCCCATAAAAATGCCTGCGTAAAATCTTCATAAGTTATATCCCCACTATCTTCATACATAGACTGCATCGTTGACATAGCCGCAACTACACCCTGTTCTAATTCTTCTATAGGTTTTTGTATAATAAACGGAACTTGTGTTCCAAACCATGCGGCAGATATACCCCCAATAGCAGAACCTAACTCAAAACTACGCATTATATGAGATAAATCTTTCGCATCAAAATGTTTTTCTTCTATATAATTATTTAATCCAATTTGCAATCCAGTAAGAGCAGAATAATTTAATCCATAATCCAATCCTCCCATCAAAATGTTACTAATTTTTACACCTGTATCTACAATATTTTTAGCTCTTCCAGTACCTATGCCTTTTATAACATCTGTTATTTCTTTTTTAGTCAATCCTTTAGCTAACATATATTTAATACCCACACGATTAGATAAAACCTTTAATCCATCTTGTGCAAATTGACGTGTAGCTTTACGCATAAGCATTAATTGCAAAATAGTACCAGTTAAAGCTCCTAATCCTTTAACCATATAATATGAAGAAGATTCATTAAATTTGTTTAATCCAGAACCCTCCCATTTAATAAGTTTATTAGCTATTGGCAAAGATTCTACAAATCCCATCCATATTGCATTATCATGTCCCATATCCTCATAATCTATTTTCACAAAATGCTCAGAATCTCTTAGAAATTGAGCAAAATTTTCTTTCCCCATGCTTTTAGCAAAGGAATCTTCTATTGATTTCATTAAAAATAAAGGTGAAGTTCCTATTGTAGCCTTACCAATAGGGGTAGTATAAAATTTTTCTTCAGCTCCCTTTATCCCACCTAACAATTCTGAAGCTCTTTTTGTAAAGACTTCATCTCGTAATCTTTGAGCAAACATCTTAGAACCTCTTTTCGCCACTGCCTTATAAGCTTCTTCTGGACTTAATTGTGTTACTTCTTTAGCAAAATCTTCCGCATCTTCAATACCATATTTACTTAAATATTTAGTAAAAGTTTTTTCTATTCCTTCTTTATCTTCAGGGTCATCATAATAAAATCTTTCTCTCTGTAATGGTATAAAAGGAATCTCCGCAAGAGCTTCGGCAATCGTAATATTTCCTCTCATCAATGGAGCTATAACTCTTTCTGCAAAAGGTTTTTGAACTTCATTCCGTATTCCCATACTGGCAAATTTTAAAGAATCAAGTTTTTCGTTGAGAGTTAAATTATGATATGCTTGAAGCGTATTGGTTGGCATTATTTATTTTTTACCTCTTTTCAGAAATTCCAATATAGCAATTGCGCCACCTCCTGGATATTTCTGAGCAGAAAATTTTCTTGCTTCTTTTAATTCTTCTTCCGTAAAAATATCCAATGCTCTATATCTCTCTGCAATATTAGATACATCAAGCGGATTAGGAGATTCTAATGCTCCATGTCTATAGAAGAACTCAGTAAAATCTGCTATAAAATCAGGAGTAACTTTTTCATTATCAAACCATAAATCTATATATCCTTCAAATTCTCCAGGTTTTCCCATTAATATTTCTCTAGCTCTTTCTGTTTCTCCCATAGTAACAGCATCGGCAATATCTCTAATATATGATTTATGTGTTTCTGCTGTTACCCCAGGGCTGTATTCTACCGCTCTGTCTAATAATCCCATGCTTTCAAAATCTCGGATTATATTTAATCCAGTTTGTTCCATTCTATTTTCGTATTCAAATAGCTGCATTTTACGTAAATCATCAAGATTCATCAAATATCCCATATTAGTCTTTTGGTCTATCATTCCTACAGCATTTTTAAGAGCAGCATATTCTTGAAATTGTCTTGGATATTCTCCAGCATAATCCTGCACCATACCTCTTTCAAGGGTTTCTACTCTCGAATATTCTTGCAGCATAGGTATAGCTTGCATGTGTTCAGGATTCACAAATCCAAATATATCCGCACTTATTCCCGCATATCCCAATACTTCATCTACTAAAGCTGCATTTCCTTGATTCCTATTCATTCCTGGATTCATAATACTTTCAGTAAAATCCCTGGCATATTTATTCCAATCCCCACCCATAGCATTAAGTCTATTCAATACTAAAGATTCTGGCTCAGTTAATGTACCTGCATCTAATTTTTCATTTAATCTATCAGACAGCTCTACAAGTAAATGTCTTATAAACGTAGGCATATTTTTTTGCGTCCATCCCCACCAATCAGGGTCTTTTCCAAATCGTGCTTTTTGCTGGGTAATAAAATTAGCTTCTCCAGTTGGGCTTACTCGACTTTCTCCTGTAAATCTTTGCTTGGCATTATTTAATGCAGTCGAAGCTATTGAAGCCATTGGGGAATCAGGAGAAACTGCTATTTTAATATTTTCCAGAACTCCATCTATATTAGATATACCTGGCTCTGTACCGAATATACCTTTAACAGAACTAAAAGCTTCATTGATTGTTTTAGGCTCAGTATAATATTGACCTAATTTTTTAAGTGTTTCATCAGCTAAGCTCATATCTCCTTGCTGCATTGCTTGCTTATATAGATTTAATCTTGGGCCAAAACTACGGCTATCTCCATATGTTCCTATAGTAGCCGTATTAATTATTTTATCTACATCAGTCAATAAATCTCTTTTATGTTCTATTGCTCGCAGTTCTTCATTATAAGGAAATTCTCTAATTTTTCCACTTCCCTGAGTTAAAGCTTTCATTTTGGCAGCCCACTGTACTATAGCTGCATCCAAAATAGCTTCCTCATCTGCACGTTTCTGTTCCACTACAAACATTTCTTTTTGTGTTTTAAGCTGTTCCCAGGATAATTCAAGTTGTTTTTGTGCTAATGCTTGCCCAAATGCAGTTGAAGCTATTTGCAATCCAGGAAATGCTGCCCTTGCTTCCATCATAGTTTTTCCTACTTCTGCCATCTTATCCTCCTATTCAAAAAGATACGCATATTTCCCACCAAACTCATGTTGCAAAAATTTTTTCTTCATAGTAGGGTCTGATAAACTTTTAAATATATCCCATGCTTTTGTTTCATCAGACATTTCTCCCATCTGGTTTGAAAATCCTGTACGTTGCTCTCCTAATGCCTTAGTCCCATAATATCCTGCTATATCTCCAGCTACTCCTTCAAAGAATTGCCCTAATCTACTAGGTTGTTGGGCTTGCATCATAGATTTCTGCATCCCCCATTGCAATCTTGCGTTTGCCTGCTGCATTTCATACGCACTTAATTCTCTTCCCATTACTTCATTAAACTTTTTTTGTATATCTACAATCCCTGAAAGATAAGCCCCTCCAGATAATCCACCGCCTCGTGAAGCTTCTAATCGTAATCTGCTTACAGCTTCTTCTTCTTGCGGTTTAAGCATTTTACGCAACTGATGCTCAAAATATGTTCTCTGTGCTCCCCAAGCTGGTTCAGCAGGCTCCCCGCCACCTCCGAATAATCCTCCTAAAATTCTGCCTCCAATCGAAACTCCAGTTGCTATTGTTAAAGGGTCAAACATATTATCACCTCCTATACTCCATATATTCTAAACACATATATCAAATCGGATTCTATCGAACAATATGCCAACAAATTATGTCCATCAAAAGCTAGTTCTGATTCAGAGTTCCAAGACCCCACATTGGCAGTATAATCTCCTATTACTGTAGATAAAGAAGACTCTGAAGTTAGACTATCATAGCCTGCACCCATATCAATAACCCTTACTACATCAGAATCCGCATGAAGCACAAATAAATATTGACCTTTACGTGCAATTTCTCTGCCAAAGAAATTCCCGTCATCATCGTTAATTGTAACAGAAGGGCTTGCTAAAGTTGAAATATCTATTATACCTGGACCATTTGTTGAAGCTGTCCCAGCGTAAAAAATTTTATTGACATCGCTGCCTAGCACCATCCTACTGATATATTTAGTGGCAATTTCTTTCGTGGCAGAATAAGGCACTGTCGCGGGGGCAGAAACATCGTACACGCCTATCTTATTAGTAGTTAAATAAGACACAATTAAATAATTATTGGTATACATTAACTCGAAGTAGATTCCCGAAGTCAAAGCGTCAACAGATGCGGATATAGCGGCTTTATCAGAAATGTCAAAATAGTATACGTCTTGTGCGGTATTATGTGATACCCAAGCATGATTTTCATCATCGGAAATAGCCATACGCAAAGCGCAACTACTTGATGTACCAAGAATTACACTATCTTGCAAATTCAAATCATGGTCTAAAATAGCAAAATAGTGTCCCCCATAAGCAACATAAACATAGTTTGCTGTAACTTTTATTTGAGAAATACCTAACCCATCTGTAATCGTAGCTGTGGCAAGCAAGGTCAAACTCCCATCCAGATTTACCAAATATTTTCTTATATAACAATCTGATACTGTCCGGAGAAACCCTACGAACAAATAACTACCATAAAAACAAGAAGTCTGAGGATTTGTAACAGAAGTAGTGTTGGCAAGCCTTACCGTAACAGTATCTTGGACAGCAGAAGATATAGAAATATTGCGGTAAGGTTTTTCCCAATAATGCAATTCATACCTGTGAAATCTCCAATCTACTCCCTCCCCAGTAATACTTATTTTTAACCATTTGCCTTGTATCTCTGTAGGCAAGCTAATATAATAATCTTTTATATAATCAGTTCCTTCCAAAACAACGCTAGTTGGGTAAGAGTATAAAGCGTTGTCTTCAGAAGAATATTCCCCTCCGCTCGTTCCTATGGTAATATATAATATTTCATCCGAATCTCCGCTAAAACTCATCCATAGTTTTCTATAATGCTTTACAAAATAATCATATAAAATCCAACCGCTTTCCCATTCTGTATCTATATCTTTAGTCGTGGAATCTCCAGAATACCATACACTAACATCTGGGTCATCCAATCTGTAAATGTGTTTGTAGGTTTCAGTAGGATTTTTCCCTATTCCCAATGTAATATTTTCTTCCATTTGCAAATAATCATAAAAACATTCAGATAATTTATGCCAATTCCCAAATTTATCATGTACTAAAGTAAAAGTATCCGAAGAATCTGCATTTGCATCATCTTTACTTATCCAATATTCTCCATTTACAATTCCAACATGAAGCAAATCTCCACTATCTCCATCTTTTGTATAAGTTACAAATAAACTATCTACGATAGGAGTATAATTAGCTATTCCAAGTTCTAATGTAACTCGCAATTCCAAATCGGTAGTACTGGCGGAAACAGTATTGGGGAATAAAGATATTTCTGTCCAATTTCCCCAAGAATCGCTTATTTTTTCTCTCTTTTCAATAGTTGCTGTAGAACCCGCAGGAACCATTTTGCGGCAATAAATCTTTTCAAAATCATCATTCGCTCCCTGTAAACTCATTGTATCAGAAGTCCAAACCCCAGTCAAAGCCCATTCAACATCTTCTGATTCATCTGTAGCAAATATTTTACACCATACAGAAGCATCGGTAGCAGCAGTCCAAGTTCCATTATCTTTATAAGCATATTGATAAGAAGCTTTATACTTCGTAGAACCCCATCTCCAATTATTATTAGTATCTCCCACTTTCCCTATTACAAGCCAATACCATGTACCGCTTTCCAAAGATTGAGTATCAAAATCAAATCGTAAAATATCATCTTCCTCGGTAAAATTTGAAGCAGTAGCAATCCATGTTACGCTTGGAGCACCCACACTTTCATAATGTATCTTTATAGTTGGATAATCTGGAGAACCTGTCTTAAGATTTACCAAAAGTTCTCCTCTAACTGTTGCGCAATCTGCATCTATTCTGAATCTCTGCGCATATGCTCTATCTTTAGATGTAGTAACAAAATATGCTAAAGCATCCACGTAACCAGATAAATATGGATTGGATACAAGAATGTCCCCCGTCCCCTTAAGATAAAATGTCATATATCTACTGGTATCGTTGTGAAAATCTTCAGACCAATTCTCTCCCCCATCCTCACTAGCAACCATTTTCCCTCCAGGATAATAATCTTCATTAGGGTCAGTATAGCTATATATTTGCCAATCCGTATGGAAACCACCTTGTGCTGGTATAGTTATCCAATATCGGGTTCCTTTAGCGATGCTTAAAGTTTCACTTAATTCGCATTCGTGGTATCTAAAAGGTGGGCCTAAAGCTATTTCCCTTGACCAAGTCGCTAACGTTTCATTTATATTCGGTTTTCCGCTATCATCTGCCCTTATGCTGCCAACAAATTGCTCATCCTCTGCCCCAGAATCAGCCCGCATACGAATAACAACCGATTTTAATAATACCGTATCAGAAGTGCTACCCGGAATGATAAACGGTTGCGCATAATAATCTTCATCGTGAGTAATACTAGTACTAAAATATTCATCACACGCCAAACACCAATCTAAAATCCCTTCTAATCCTAGCATTTCCCGCAAATTAGGTTGTAGGGATATTGCTCCTGGTATATAATCGCTGCTTATCCCATTTTCATAAGTTCCTAATTCAAAATCTTGTTGAGAAGTATAAAGAAAATACCTTTTGGATTTTTCAAGTCCGCTGAAATCTACCGAACTTATTTTCTCAATTATCTGTATTTTAGTACCATCAAAAATCCATATTCCTTTTCCGCATATGCCCTCTAATCCATGCACACTTTCTTTAACCGAATTTTCATAAGCTCCAAAAGCATCTTCCAATAAATGTTGTTCATGCGGTTCTGCGCTTAATAACCAAATTTTATTTAAAGTAGTAGCTATTACTTTATTTTGAAATCCCCAGAGATTAGTTATTGGTTCTCCTAAATCGAAAAAATCATTTGAATTAAAATAAACCCTTCCTACTTCAGAAAATTGCACTTTTGTAGGAGAATCTACAGTATATCCAATCCATATCCGACTACCATAGCTTATTCCGAATTTAGCTTGCGGAGTAATACTGGAAGCAGTATCTTCAGTATATTTAGTAGCATCTGTTATTTCTCTATCTTCTGTTAATTCTTCGTCTAAAATAATTTCAATAGTATCATTATCATCTTCTTCATAGACAAAATACCAATTAGTCCAGGCATCATTTGTACCATCACTATCCGAATCATAATAATAAGAAGCATACACTCTTCTTCCTTTACTGCCTTCAGGAGGCGTATCAACGGTTAATTTTACCTTATGGGTATCATGAAAAAGCCTTACTCTAGCACTTCTACTTAACGCACTTCTTCCTCCATTCAACTCATAATCATATGCAAATTTCCATTCTGTATGTATTTTAGAAGCCTCTCCCTCTTCATAAGGTTCGGCTATTATATCTTCAGGAGCACTTCCTCTTCTTTCTGCTTCATGCCCTGGTCTCCAGCGATACATACCTTCTGCCATATTACCAACCCACAATTCTCCAGCATGATTAGCAAACCAAGTAGCTTCAGTGAAAGACTGAGACAATGTCGCATATAAAGCATAATCAGGATAAGTCCAAAGCCTTACAGCATTATCATCATGATATACAGCTATATAATCTTCTCCTCGTGTTAAATATGCTCCCAATTTTTTAGCACTATCATATGTAGCATTAAAAGCTTTTTTACGAGTACACCCATTTACAGTTTCAGGGACACCAAGTGTACCTATTTTCATATTTGTAAAAACAACAGCTTCGTTAGGCGGAACTTTCTCATCGGATAAATCTAAGTTAAGTCCTAGTAAATTATCTACCGATAGTATTTTATATTTATCAGCTAATTTTTCATAAGCGTTCATCGTTATTAGATGACCCGTAAACGGTTCTTCCACCTCCTTGTATATTGTCATATCCAATATCACGAGGTATTTGTTTATATGGATTCATTAATGGTAATGCAGCAGTTTTAAGTCCGAATAAAAACTTTTCAGCTTTTCTATCCCATTTATCATCTAAAATAACTCCTCTATCTTGCAACATAGCTTCACTTGTGCATTTAGGAATTAAATACCCATTAATTATATTATCCGTTAAATCAATAGTATCGATAGTGGCATAGTCATCTGGAATTTTAACATACATAACTCGTATAGTAGAACTAGTTGGTTTATAGAAATAAAGTCTGTCTCCTCTGATTGTAATTCGCTCTATCTGTTCTGTATCTCCCCATTCTGTTTGTCTATGCGGGAAAAAGAATTGTGGAGAAATATATGTAGTAGGATTATCTCCAGCCCATGCAATAAGAGAAGGTTCCCACGGAGTATACTCCAATGATGTATAAGCATAATATTCTTCATCATCATCTCCAGGAATTAAGGAAAGACTTGTTTTTCTTTCTATTAATCCCTTAAGATAAATATACCAACCAGCTTCCCATAATGACCCAATAGCTATTTTCATTTCTGAATTTAAGGTTCTAAGTAAAATAGCAGGAGTAAAAGCTCCATCGGTTTGGGGTTCTTGTAGATTATCACGTATTTTAGTTAACGCAGCAGAGACTAACATCTCTCACCTAACTTTCGGGTATAAAAACTTTACCTTCCTGCTTCAGGCCTGTTTCGTCTCTCTTGATTATTTCTTCTATTTTCTTAGGATTCATTTTTTTCTCTCCTTGCAAGCTCATAGGCAATCTTCCCCTTAATTCACGGACTTTTGCATATTGGTCCAAAGTAAGTTCTTTAGCGTGCTTATCTATAGAAAGAATATAATCAGCACAATCTCTCATGGTAAATCCATCACCAAATTCTCTTTTATATGTTTTAGAACCTAAATCAACAGTATGATAATGCGGATTAAAGAAAACTTCTACCATAGGCCATCTTTTCTTAGGGTCTAATCCTTCGATAGGTATAGGCTTTTTAGGAACATATATTTTCCCTGTATTCGGAGCGTATAAAAAGATATGTTCTTCAAAATCTTCTGGAATATTTTTAGCATTAGGTACAAAGCTTTTATATACCTTTTCCGCAATCTCTTTATCTATAGTAGCCAAAGATAAGCTATTTCTATTGATTTTCTCTTCTGGGAATAATTTTTCTATAACATCAGCGATAACTTTTAATCCCTTACTTCTTTCTGGTAAAGATTCTTTCCCTATTTCCTTTAATCCTTTATCTATCCTGGTTCTTAAATTAGATAATCTAACAGTTTTTATTCCTTTACCTTTCGCCATCTTATTTCTCCTTTACTTTAACTTTATCAAGAACAACTTTATTTAATTTAAATGAAGGGATATATATTTCTTTATCTTTTTCGGAAATATGGATATATTTCTTAGAGAAAATCTTATGTGCAACATCTTGTGCAGCTTCCATGTTCAAATCCTCTTTCAACACATCTTTTTGTATAATGTCAATAGGTTTTTTTTGTCCTTCAATATATATTCTTGTACGCCAAACTTCTTTCATCTCTTCTCCTTTTTCTCTAAAAGGGGAGGTATTGCCCCCCCTTTTAGAATTACCGTTTATTATGCAGCAGATATATTGTACTGAACTAAGGTGAATGGATTATATACTGCAAGTCCGCTTTCGCTGTGAATTTGATAACCAACTTTCAAATTAGAGCCATAATCAATGTCTCTTTTTTTATGAGGTATCAAAGTCCTTCGTCTAAGATAAGCAGGGTCTACGCTAATTCCCCAATATCTGGGTTCATTATACGTACCTTTCATGCAAGGATTCATAAGTAAAGCCACATTACCATAAATAGTATGGATAACAGGCATATCAAAACCAAGTTGGTCTGTATAAGTTATAGCTATTTTGCTTTCATACAAATCCATTATCGCTCTTCCAAATGCTTTACCACACACAATATATTTAAGTTCTGAAGTTCCATAAGTAGTTACATCTTCGAGATAGTTATTCCATAACGCAAGAGTTAATGCTGCTTTAGTAGAGCTATGAGTATGAGACATATTAGCATCAACTTTATTGCTTTCTGCATAGTCAACCCAATATTTCAATCCACCTGAATATCTATAATGAGTTGTAGTATTCTCATACCTGTCCATATAAAGATTAAGTCTTTCTCTGGCTCGTTTATAAGCAAGCATTACTTCCCTATCATGGAAAGCCTGTCTATCGGTTCTATACTTTGTCGCATTGGATGTGAAAGTCCAATTTATTTCACAGGCTAAAGGTGTAGTATAATTGTAGTATTCGTTAGGAGTATAGGAATATTCATCAGGATAGCCGCCTTCTGCGGTTACTGTTCCAACAATATAAAGTTTATCTGCTGTCGAAAAAGTGTCTTTAGTAGCGTTATTACAAGCACGTTGCACAGTAAGTGTAGTGCTATTATCTACAGATGAAACTCTTATTTGCTCGCCATATGTTGACCCAAATCCTTCAAGAATATCTCCATCAAAAACTCCAGTAGTACTGGAAACCGTAAATTCCGTTTCCGAATTATCTATTTCTTCTCCAAGAGTAACATATACAGTCTGCTCGGCTGCTCCCTCCCATTCTATTTTTGGGCCATCAGCTCCCTCTTGAGGGAGCAAATTCATAAGCGCGTCCAAAGGTGTTTGTTTGGGACTGAGACCCTCTATTCTCGGCTTTACATCTATACCTGCCGATTCAGTAGTAGTCGCATCTACATGGTATATCATTTAAGCCTCCTTTATAATTATCGTATTTTCGCTTTTTTATTAAACTCATCTAATTCCCTATCCGCTTTGATAGCTTTATCAAAAGCATCATCGGTAGGAGATTTGACAGAGGCTTGTCCAGGAGGCAGATTTCCGCCGCCGCCTTCAGTATAAACTGGATTTGAAAGTTTACTTAATAACGCAGGATTAGAACCCGTCATTCCCAAATAGGAAATCAAAGCCGCTTTTACAGGATTTCTAGCATAATAAAGAAAACCTGCATCAGCTCTAGGTTTGCCAGTATTACCATCCCAAAGTATTTCTGTAATAGCTTTTACATATGGGCCGACTTCTTTTTCGGGTATTTGAGAAATAAGCTCTCTATACGAAGTATCCAATTGACGCACATTCCGTTCCTGTTCTTCTCTTTGTTCGCGTTTTTCCGCTTCAGAAAGTCTGGCATCTATAGCGTTTTGCCTGGCTTCAAGTTCTTTATCTTTCTCGCTTCGTATCTGATATAAAAGCCTTTGAGCTTCTTCGTCAGTAATCTCAGGTTCTTTCTTCTGTTCTGGTGATTTTTTCGCTTCAGGTTCTTTTGCAGGTAGATTTTGTTTTAAAGCTTGCATCAATTTATTATCAGGATTTTCAAATAAGCTTTTCACAATATCATCCTCTTTCTGTCCAATCTTTTTTTCTGCATTGCGATACATATCAACCACTTTTAAAAAATTGTCCTGCGTTAAAGAAACATCCTCTCCCAATTTATTTTTTAACCAATCCTTTGTATCATCAGGCACTTGGCTTAAATCTAGACTGGGGCCTCCATTCTGCTTGGGTTCAGGGGTCATAACCTTATCTGAATCTAACATTATTCCTCCTTACGGGGTTCAGCGACAAAACTAGCAAGAGCTAATTGAGATTCCTTTTCAATTTCTTCTACAGTTTTTTTCTCGCTGGACTTATCCGTTTTGGTTAAAGATAAAAGTTTAGAGGAGGCATTGTTTATCTCGTTCTGCATAAATTCCACTATAGGCAGTCCTGCCTTCCATTGTTTTGATGCCTTATCCTCTTGTCCATAACTTATTCTCATTATAATAAATTTTTGCCAATAATTTAAGAAATTATTTAATCGGTCTTTATTGGCTTTTACTTTTACTAATTCAGCCATTCCTTCATAAGCTTTTATATATTCGTCTTTGCTAATTATTTCTATCATGCTACACCTTCCATTGTCTTAAGTGGAGATATTGCTCCTCCGCCTCCAAGCATTGAAGGCATTTGTCCTAAAGCTTCAAGATTTAATCCTTTTATTTCTTCTTCTTTCTCGACAATAATTTTTCTTATTTGAGGGACTGGGAAAGTTTCAAGAAGCAAATCAATAATACCCTGCTCATTAAGTCTTTCTCTCGGTACTACAGTTACCAACAATCCTATCGCCTGTGCTATTAACATACGTTTTTGCTCATCATTTAAAATGTCCCCAGATGCTTTCGATTGTATTCTCATGCGCTTTAATAAAGGTATCAATGAAGCTGGAGTAAGTTCGTTTTTACTGGCTATACCAGTTATATCCTTAAATAATGTAGTGGAACCTGAATGAGCTATCCTGTCAACTATAAGATTAGAAGCAGGCAGGAAATAAGTGCTTTCAAGAATACGCACTTTCATCCAGAATCTAATATTGGCGTTCATTAAATATAATTCAGCTTCTTTTCCTGATTGCCGTTTCGATGGTGTCTGCCCACGTAATGTATCAAAAATTCCAGTAGCTCTTTGACATTCATTCCAAAAAGCCTGTTGGTCAAATTCTAATACTCTTGAAGCATCTGTAGTTACGATGGGCTTTGGTTGATATTCCGGCAACATACCCAATACTATTCCGCCTGGCTCAGAATTAACTAAAGGCCTTGCGTCAACATTAGGATGCACATACCAATAATTCAACCCTACCATTTTACCGTTATCAACTCTCAAATTACGAAATACATTCGCAGTAATTTGCTCATATTGTAAAAGTTCGGATTCTCCCATTGCGATTATTCTATTGGCTTCCGGTATATCCTGAGCCATAACATATGGGAAAGAATACGGCATTTTTTCTTTTCTGATAATAGTTGAATAATTTAAAAGCGTAATTAATTTATCATGTTCTCTATCCCAAATCTCTGTTATAATATTCCCCTTCACATCCTGAGAGCGAAATCTTATATCCCATTTTATATTTCGTTCATTCAGCCCTTCCTTAACTTTTTTCTGGTCATATACATCTTTGTATTTTTCAAAATGACTATCTGGCACTATTTTTTCATGACTAGCCCAATCTACTTCATTCCAATTTCTTGCCACAGGCTGCCATAAAGCGTCCCATATATGTATTAGTTCTCGTTTAACAATATCTTCTGGGTTATCTGGAGGCATGATTTTTACCATACAATTCCCATAAATTAAGGCATCACTTACTACATTACAGTCAAAAAGAAAAGTCTCTGGCTTGCCGTAAAAATATTCAAATAAATCCTGTAAACATGTATTTAATTCTTTGGTTTCAGGGTCATCTTTATTACCCACAATTTCCGCTGTAGTCGTTATATTATCACCATTCATATGAACCATAATATGCGCTTTCATTGTCTCTATTATCGGGTGCGTCAAAGGTACTACAAGATTAGCTCTGTTTTTCTGGCTTACGGGAGGCTCTGGAGGAATCTGCATCCAATATTTCTGCATTTGCAACCAATTTGGAGAATGTTCTTTTTTGAAATTTTTAGCTTCTTGTATTTTTATATCCCAACCGTCAGTAGGATTTCTTTCAGACATTTATTGCTCCTTTTTCCATCTAACTCTATTTCTTTTATATAATGCTGAACGCTCTATTTTTTCGGCCTCTTTTTTACCAAGAATTTCTATCGCTTCATCCATTTTGGCTGGACTGAAATATTTTCTGTAAGGTTCGCCATAATTAAATTCATATATAATTTTCTTAGCTTCAATTTGCGACATCATTTATTTTTCCTGTTTATAAATATTAATAAATTTTTTACATTTGTCAAGTGCATTATACACCAGCCTGTGCATATAAGGGTTGCATTGGAGCATAATTTGATTGATAAGCAGCTCCGAAAAGTCCAAGTTCCTGGAACATTCTATTGCCGTATGCCAGCATATCCACAATATCATCCCATTTATGTTGCGGGAACAATTTAAGTTCATCAAAAACCAAATCTGGCAGAGTATCTTTAAAATTCAATAAATGCGAATCGAATAACGGTTCCAGAGACATTTGATTTCGCCATCTTTTATCTTCATTCCCAGGGTGCATCGGATAAAATAAATCCGGGTTGATTTTTGTTTCTCCGCGCATAGCTCTTTCGCCGAGTATAGATTCCATATCATGTTGACCTGTTTCTTCTATTCCGACTCGCAGAGGACAAAGTTCTGGAGTATTAACTATATATTCTATTTCTCGTATTCTTTCAGTAGTACCCCAGTCTCCTGTTTTAGCCCATACAAGTATAACTCTGCCAGTATCGTATTTTTCCAATACTCCAAGCGCATCATTATCATGCCCGCCTTTTTTAGCGGAATCCAAAAAAGCTACTCTGCCAATAAGTATGGCATTATGTTTTACCCAAACTATATTACCATGTTCATCCACTTTCTGTATCTTTTTTTCGATATTACTTCCATTTTTTTCCGTATGATACAGTAAATATTTTTTATTCAAAAAGATTGCATCTTCTTCAGCAATAGGGTTATTTTCGTAATTAGCCGCATAATCTCTGGCAGTCTGACAATCTTTTTTCAATTTCGGAATAATTGACAAAGGATATTTTTCGGGAAATGTAGGTTGTCCGTTTTCATCGGTAATACTCATAACCAATTTCATATAATCTGGATTTTCAAGTAGTTCTCCATGAGCGTCATCAAAATGCCAGCGAGTACCGACATCCCATATTCTGCCGACTTTTGGATTATCCAGCAAAGGGACTATATTTCTAATAGCGTATTTTACTCTTTCTCTTTCGGTTACGGTTCTGCTGTTTACATCATCCACGGGGTCATCGAGCATAACTTCATCATAATGCTGGGATGGTTTTTTCTGCTGAAGAGTTTTTAATACTACGGTAGGTTCTCCCATAGGAGGAGGATTATCGCGATTAACGGTATATTGTACGGTTGACCATTTGCTGCCTCTCTGACTTTTAATTACGCCATCCATAATTTCAGGAAAACAAGCGAGGAATAACGGAGATTGTAAGATTTCCTGGTCTGCCGCTATAAAAGATTTTCCATTCGTTTCGTTATTCGGAATAATACAAATTCGGATATTCGGGTTATTAATTATGCGCCAAATTCTATATGCGCTGAGAATAGAAGTCTTAAGAAATCCGCGAGGTAAGAGCATAATAAATCTAATCCAATTATGATATTGAACCAGATTACAGATAGAACCATGAAGGCATTGATTCATACAGACATCGAATCCGCTGTCTTCAGGGAATTTTTTTACATTACTTTCATTATAACCACAAAGAAGATAAGCAGTAAGCCAAAGAGATTTTTTAAAGATTTCACGTAATTGTAAAATTTGAGGAGATAGACCATATTTTTCAATTAAGACATTTTGATACACTTTCGTCTACCTCTCGTAAACATCCGAGATTTTCCGCGATTTTTTCCAATAGCGGAGTAATATCCTGTAAAGCTTTTACTTGCAGCGGATTTAATTTTGTGTTAGCTATATTTGACGTTTGGAAGGAACCTCTGGCGGGAGTTATTTCTTTAATAACTTTCTGCTGGCCGAGAATTAAATCTTTTCGCATTTTTAATTTTTTTATTTTTATCGGGTCGTTAGTTTCTTTAAGTTCTTTTTTTATGTTTTCCAATTCATCAAAAAGCTGTTTATTTTGTTTTTCCCATTCAAGAGATTCTTTTGCAATTACTGCTGTTTGCGGGGTAATTTTTGTTTCTGAGCCAGACATAGAGCGAGTTCTATCATTAGCAGCGGTTCCACCTTCAGGGTAGCGTTTTTTATATTCCTGAATTGCTGTTTTAATATTCGGGAAAAGAGATTTATGTTTTCCGATTAAATGTTTTGCAGTTATGCGACCAGCATAATAAATTTTCCTCTGTTCTTTACAGGCAAGGCATAAAATTCTATCACCTTGAACAAGAGGAAAATCAACCATCAATACGGGTAAGTTACTTTTTCTTTGGGTTTCTTTTCTTCGCTCTGTCCATATTCGCCGTATTCCGTCATAGCGTAATCACGAAGCATTTTGTATGTCGGATTCTCTTCAAAGCCAGGTTCTTCTCTAAGTAACTTAATTTCTCTTAAAATCCATGTCCGCTCATCTTCGTTTTTAGGTTTATGCAATTCGATATATTTTTTGGGACTGGTTGGCTGCATTTTAGCTTTAAAATACGACAATAATTGCTTCAGCCATTCACCCATTCCGGCTTGAGAAGTAGTGTCAATCATCTTTTACTCCAGCTAATTTTTTATATTCCTTTTCCGTGAAAAGATAATCTTCTCCGAAAACAGCATCAGCGTATTTGGTTTTTCCTACGAAATATTTATTTCCTTTAAAGTTTCTGGTTATCCATTCTATCCAGCCAAAACCCCATTCTCCGTTGGCCTGACGGAAATAAACTTTATCTCCGACTTCATATTTCAGGACTTTTTTCTGAGCCTTCTTTCTGGGTTTTGTAGTTTTTTTCTTAGGCATTTACTCCTCCTTGGATTTTGTTATTTCTGCTTCAAAAGCCAAATCTCTAATTTTTGTATCAAACGTGTACCCACTCGCCCATCGAGTATATCCAAAATCTTTTAAAACTTTTTCAAGGGCAGCATCTAATTTTTCGTTTATTCCATCTGCTTTATAATAAACTTGACATTCTGGTCTTTTCGGTATCGGGGAATCTTCTTCTGCTTTTTTCATATCATAAAGCGCTTTTGCTATTTTTTTAGATTCACTCATGCTATTTCCTCCTGGATTTTTTGGACTTTTGCGAAAAGTAGACATTTTACAAAACGCCGGAGTAATACTTTACCGATTTCCTGCGCTTGACGTAATTCTTGATTATATTTAATTCGAGCTCGCTCTTGCTCTGTTTGCTTCCTCATTTTGATATATTCCCTGAGTCGGGGATTGTTATGCAATAACACAAAATTTTCGTTTATTGCTTTTATGAACTCTGGACTTTTTATCGTCATGATATTATATTATAAAATCTATAAAATTTGTCAAGGGGTAAATATTTTTGACTGCTTGAAAGTGTTGCAATGAAAGCGTTAGGGAAAGTGAAAAACGTGGGAGTTTCTAGTTTTTGTAGGGGGTTTACGCCGCTCGCAGGGCTCTCGATGGGGGTTTTTACTTTTGCCCTTATACACTAAAACGCTGGAAACCCTTGCAATCACCAGACAAAGGGGACGGTAAGCATCCCCCTTCGCACTTTGTGAATGAAATCACATACTTTCAGTCTTCACGTTCTTGCGGGTATATAGCCCCTTTCCGTTTTCCTTGCGACTTTGTGATTACAATCACAAACTATCCTCCTACGCTTATGTTGGTATCCTACGACAAGGGCGTGTTACTTTTTATCCAATTCGTGTCACCACGATGTGCTATAATAATATAATATATATTATATACTAACGCGTACTAGCCTCTTACTCGTAGTAGATATATAATCGTAAATAGAGTGTGTGTGTTGATACACACACTCTATTTACTTAGTAGTATATTAAACTATATATACGCGTGTATATAGCATACAAAGAGACCGTTTAGCAAAGTGCTTTGTAAAACAAATGTGGAAAAGATGTGGAGGAATTGTGGAAAGTCTGACGACTAAAAACTTTGTGATTTGAATCACAAATACATACAAAAATCATTCCAAACTTTGTGAATAGAATCACAAGATGACTATCAATATCATTTATATCAATCATATCAAATTTATATCGTGTCAAATTGATATAACTTGCGTCTATTCTTTTTTACACGTCCACACATTAATAATATTAACGCTTCTAGACGCTTTTTATACTTTGAGTATCAATTTATGTCAAGTATATTAGACTTATACCAATAAAGCGTAAACCTACAAAATATCCTTTCAACGCTTTGTTTGCAAGGCTTTTGATATAATCCTGATATAAACTTAAAAAGTGGAATCATTTTTGTATATATAGTAAGTGGTTCTTTGAAAAATAAACCAACCAAAAGCGAGGCAAATATGAATAAGAAAAAAGAAAAACAATCTTCATTGTGGGAAATTTCCACCAAGATGCCTGGTAAAAAAATAAAACGAACAAGACATGTAAACCTGGCTGTAAATCCTGATTATGATAATCTTGAACTTTATATAGATGGGCAAATGATTTTATGTGCGTCAAGCAATCAAATGACTATTTTATATGAAGACGGTTTGTATAAGTTGGGATTTGATGAGATAGATTACGACGAATTAAGTTAAAAAATAACATGGTTGGTTTGCCCTCTCCTTGTGAGAGGGTTTGAATACAGATAGTACTTTTAATATGTATCGTTCTTTGAAAACTTAAAAACAAGCCTTAGGAGGTGTAATATGAAACAGTCTTTTAGATTTGATTATCAAGGCAAAATATATGGTTGTTCGTTTCGTAAAAGGAAAAACAATTCGTTGTATTGGGGATGGATAACTATCTATGACAATGAAAAAGAATATCAACACCCTACACATTGGGAAGATATAAAAGATATAAATCTTACAACAGATAAAGAAACAAGTAAAATAGCATTAATTGATTTTTGTAAAAAATTGGAATATTGTACTAAATGCGGTATTAGATTAGATGAATTAGGCAAACATGGGTTATGTAGAAATTGTCTTGGTTTTGCGTTTTAACATTAGGCTTGTTCCCTTGCGGGTGCTTTTAGTAGTTTTCACGCCCGCAGGGGTTTAAAACTATTTTTAAAAGTATTTTAGTAATGTTCTTTGACAAATAAATTAGCAAGCGAGCCAACAGATGGAGGCTAAAATGGCAAACATTTTAAAGACCCCTGATGGCAAAGTAGTTCGTTTAAGTAAGAATGACATAAGACTTTATGAAGCTCCTTGCAATCCACCGAATACCGGGCAAAAGTATTTGTCTGGTACGAATCTTTATGTCCACAAAGCCCGCTCCAGTAATTTGTATTTTTACACGGTTGAATGGTCTTTGTGGCAAGGGAGCGAAAACACAACAACGCTTATAAGTAAGCAAGAGGCAATAGACTTTATGCTTGACAAAATGGAAGGCGGATATTGGGTATGTCCCAGCGATGAACGCATTAAAACAGCAAAAGAATATCTTGGAGAGTTCGACAAAGAAACCGCGTAAAAGTTAAACCTTAAAAATTAGGTCCGCTTGTTAGTTTAAATCGTTCATTGAAAACAAACAAAACGGAGGTGTGAAGTGGAATCAAACAAAAAAACTCATTACAGTATAAAAGATAAGGCTGAGATAATAGAAAAAGAGACTTATCTTTCAGAGGAAAACTCTTGGGAGATAGCAACGAGAATAGACCATTTAACTTTTCGAGGGTTAAAGGAATTGATAAAAGCATTGCAAGTAATTGCTAAAGGCAAACCGTAGGAGGTTAGGATGAGTAAGAAAGAAGATAGGGAGAAATACAACGGGATGTTAGAAGCACTTCAAGAATTGGCTATAGAAGTAGGCAACAAAAATCCATATTTTAATAAGAAAGAATTTAAAAAGTTATCGTTTAAAAAACGCTTGGCTAAAATAGAAAGTACTTATGATAAAGCCTACAGAGAGATTATCCTTGCCGGAGCTATTGACATAAGAGACCTTGTAAGATAAATCTTATTTAACTCCCTTGCGGGTGTATAAGCCGAGAGGGCACTTTCGCATTACTCGCAAGGGAAACAGTAACGCTCTTTTATAATTAAATATGGCACGGTGGCGGAATATAGACGCTCCGACGTTACGAACTGAAACAAAACCTATTATAACTGGGCAATATAATAGGAAACGGTAGGGATAAGTCCTAAGATTATAGACGTCTATAATTTTAAAGTCATGCAAGGGTGAGAGTCCCTTGTCCGTGTCGCCAAATGCGGAGAGTGGCGAAAGTCATAGAAGGGTATTCCCACGCGGTAAAAATCCGTCTCTCCGCACTAATACCACGTAACAAACCTCCTTATTGGGCGGGTTGAGCCCCCTTGACCCGCCTTAAAATAGGGAAAGGAGAGGTGAAAAATGGATAATAGTCAACAAATAGAATGGGCAGAAATTAATATCAATCAGTTAGAAGATGGGACTTTCACAGTTTATGAAACATTAGGAGATTTTTACCGAGAATGTAAAACATGGGAAGATGTGAAAAAAGTAATTGATATAATTATAGAAGAAACAGAAAAAGAATTAGAGGCTTAAATGTCAATCATAGCCAGATTATTATTTTGGATATATGACCGCAAGGACGCCCACAGGGACGAATTGACCTTCATGGAGAAAGCGGACAAGTGGGCACACGTGCAGTTTAACGAGGTAAAACTTTAAGTGAGGTGAAAAATGTCAAGGTTTTATGGAAGTTTACAAGGTAACAGAGGAGAGGTAACACGGGGCGGAAGTAAGCGTTCAGGGATACGAGGGCATATCAGGGGCTGGAATGTAGGCGTGAAGGTGGTTTGTAGTTTTGACTTTGAAAATATGCGTGATGTGTGCAGAGTTTATAAGACAGGTGGCAGTACAGGCGCAACCCCTGAGGATTTTATCTGCGAAGTAACAAAAGATTCTCAATTTACAGACCCAAGATAAGAGAGGTGTTTAATATGGATATAAATAAGGAACTTGCTAAAGTGTATAAAGATAACAAAGTCATAATCAAAAAGGATGTTGACAACCTTGAAATGTGTTATATCTCTGACACTTTTTCACTTGTCAGGACTTTTTATGATATTGGCAGCAAAGAGGACAGTCCTTACTTTTTCTCATTGCAACAATTCATTACACATTGGAATAAATATAAATCCACGCCAGACATAACTGATAATGAAATAAAAGAGCTTGAAAAAGGTAATGTCATAAAATTAACAACAGGATATTTGACAAATACCAAACATTGGTATTCGGACACAACCCCGAATATAAAGACACTTATTGATAATACGAGGGAAAGGACCGAACCGATTTTATTAACTCAATTCTTCCTTAAAGAAAACCGCATTTATAAAATCGAGAGTGGTGATTTTGGAATGTATCCCAAAAAATATGATTTTATTGTTGATAAATGGATGGATAACTCAAGAGATAACTTGCAATTATTTGGGGATAAAGAAGGCTCTTACCCTGTCAACGGTAGAATTGAAGAAGTAATATGGTTTTTGATTATGCCTATATGGGAAGGAGCATGCGATATAAACGAGGAGCTCGCAGTTTTCAAAGGGGAAGATGGTGAAGTTATGTATAGTGTAGAGCATAGGACTAAAAAATTGGAGGTGTAGAAATGAAATGTATAATAGAATATTACAAAGGGGAAGACGGGAAATATAATCTTGACCTTTACAATACTAAAAAATTCGGATTGACATTTAAGAATTATGCTCAAATGCGAAAAGCAATAAAACAAAGATATATATTAAGGGAAATAGAAGCAAAAGAAATTTACAAAAAAGCGAGGCGTAAAAATGGGTTTTGAAACAAACGGAGAAATAAACGAGTTTATTAGAAATATGCCGAAAGACTGGGAAGAAGAGTTTTGTCTTAATAGTAGAAGATGGATACAATTTATGGCATTAGAACTCGAAAAGCCACCTAAAACTTGCCCTTTTCAACAGGAGGGTTTTTTAAAATGTGAACAATGCAGATATTGTGAGTTAAAAAAACCAACAAAATATTTTTTCAAAAAGAGGGGGTTTTAAATGAACACACAAATAACCATCACAAGCAAGCGTACCGAGACCATATATACCTTTACGGTGGAGTTGGAGTACAGGGGGCAAAAGATAGTAGGGCATCTTATCAAGGTAGATGGTGAAGAAGATAAAATAGAAGCAGATGGATGTTTTTTAGCCCATGATAAAAATATGGTTTTGTGCGAACAAATCAAACAAGCAATCGCAGACTATGAGAAACTCCATACCTAGCGTTCACCTCACCCCTTGCGCTCTCTCATGGGCGCAGGGGTTTATTCTTAAGGAGAGAAGATGAAAGATAAATTTAAAGAAGCGGTAGACAAAGCAAATAAAGAAAAACAAAGAACTGGCAAGAAGCAATATGTTATCAGAAACATTGAAACAGGTTCTTGTAGAGTTACGGAACATGGCGTAGAAAACCCTTTTAAAGATAAAATAGAGTATATCAAATGGTAAGATATAAGGAAAGGAGAGATGCGGAAGATGCGAATAAACAAGAGCAAGACGAGGGCAAAAAAACAAATGGAGGTGATAATGAGTGAGAAGAAAGTAGAACAGGTTTATTCGACAGCAGATGTGGAATGTTTTAATATTAGTTTTCTAAAAGGCAAATTTGGGAAACCATTAAAAGAAGTGGAAGTAGTATTTGAAAACCCAATTCAACTCAAAGCAGGGCATACTTATTATATTTTAATTGATATAGAAAAAGAAAAACTTTTAGAAGTAAAAGATGTTACAAGATGGTCTTATGCTAAAAGAGAAAAATGGCTCGAAAAATTCGATGGAGGTGATAATGAGCATACAAAAACACGTTAGGAGTATCGTTGACGAGTGGCTTGACGCACCACGCTTGACAAGGGAGTATGTCGCCGAGCAGTTAGGGCATCCCCTAAATGGTAGTAGATGCGTGATAGACGGGAGAAGTATCATCAGCGAGGTCAGAGAGCGAACTGCGTTTAGTGGCAAATGCCCGTTTGATAGCACCATCTTGCGAAGATTGCGAGAACTGCGTAAATTAGGATATAGGATAACGTGTATTAACACGCATAAGAGTATATATGCATTGGAGGGAAAATGCAAATAAAAATATACTTTAGCGATTTGAAGTCAGAGAAACAGCGGAAGTTATTAAATCTTATAGCAAAACAACGCAAGATAAAACCAGGGGATATTATTCCCACATCTTCATTATCAAGTCCCCTTGCAATACTCGTATTAGAAGATGAACCAGATGACGCGAGTGAGCGATTAGAGCAAGACGCACAATTAGCCAGTGAAAATGGGGAAGATGAGGAAGAAGGGGAAGATGTGGAGTATCTGTTTTAGGAGGTTATATGTTTGATAAAATCTTTGGGATATGTTTAATAGTGATTGGTTCGATAATCATTGGGATACTCATTCGGGAATTTGAAGATACTTGCGAGAAGAAAATAATGGAGAAGATGCGTGGGCTAATAGCGTTCTCATCTTTTATTGCAGGACTTATCATATTCGCTGGCGTTAAGCTCGCTTTAGGCTTATAGGAGGTGGAATGATAATAATCAAATACCTTGACAAGCAAGAAAAAGAGCGTTATGGCAGGCTTATACGTCAAATATGGCAAGGCAAGCATAAGGGTGAATTTGAAATATTGCCATTGAATCGTAAGCGGAAGATACGTATAGGCAAAGATGATATATTAGAAGCGTATTGGACTACTAAAGAACAAGAAATGGCATTGGAGGAAAAATGAAATGGTTTAAGGAAAATATATGTGGAAACGAAATAGCATTAATTATTATAAGCGTAATATCTTTATGTGTTTTGGGCTTTGGGGTTTTTATTTTGATAAAAACCTTAAAAATACATTTCGATAAAGAATTGAATATAGAAGAAACAATGATAGCAAAACCATTTGATTCTGTAGATATTGATGATTTATATCCAGTTGCGGATGTCTGTATTTTTATGCATCTTGATTTAAGAGAAGAATTAACTCAAAGTCCACTTGGTAGATACAGAAATACTTTTGATGTAAGTTTTCATGATTCTACTAAAACATGGTATGAATTTAAAAAAGAATATTGTAAAAAATGGTATGATATGATTATCGAAATAGATTCTTCTAAAAACAAATGGTTTGATACAATTATTATTATAAAAAATGGCGATACAACCAAAATCGCATTGGAGGATTTATGAGTAATGAATTAAATTTAATCCAAGCATATAAAATAGGTCTCGAAAAAGAAAAGCATATCCTCATAGATATAGACATCTCCGACAACTGGGATGAATCTATTTTGCACGTATCAGACCTCAGGTTCGCCGCAGAGGACTGCCCAAGGGCACTTAAACTACGCCTAATGGGCAAGGAAAAGCAAGAACCTACAATGGGGCAGATAATCATGTGGAGAACAGGACACGTTCAAGAGGAACTTGCGAAAAGAAGAATCGAAGTAGGACTGGGAAATGGATGGGCTATCGCAAAAGGAACATTCCAAAAAGAAAAACAACTATTGCAGAACTTACCTGACGACATATCTGGTCAGTATGATATGTTATTAACTGGGGAAAAGCTTTGTGTGATAGACATTAAAACCGTCAGAGGCGGAGCCTTCTACTGGCTTGACGCTGATGGCGCAAGGAAAGGCAATATAGCGCAAGTACAGGGCTATATGCACGCTCTTGGCGTAAATATGGGAAAACTCTTTTATGTGGACAGAGAAGGGCAAAATGCAGTGAGAGAGTTTGACGTAGAACGCAATGACAAATGGGTTGAAGAATCATACGAATATTTGCGTAGTATTAGAGATACGAATGTGTTACCTTCTTTAATGCCTATTAAACTTATTGTTAAAGAGTTGAAAACACAAGAGACATTATATATGGATTATCCATTTCAATGCAGATATTGCGAATACAATGGGGTATCTTGCGAAGGAGCTGGAGCTTTGCCTGAGAAATTCAAAAGGATTACAAAGTCGCAAAAGATAGGACAGGTCAAGAATATAATACCTAAAAGAATAGAAATTATGGATGAATATACTGAATTGGCAAATATGGTAAAAGAACTCTATTATAAGGAGGCAAAATGAAGAGATATAAAATTGTAATGGAAGAAACGATTTCCGATGATAAGAAACATCCTTGGGGTAAAAATAAAGAAGTAATTATAGGAGAAGCTATAATAAAGAAAATAGATTGGTTACATAAAGGAGATATTTTTATGTTTCTTCGTCCTAACGAAAAGGAAAATTTTAAATTTTTTTTTATTGGGCAAGCTTTAAAGGAGAAATAATGTTTAAAATAACAGCAAAACGTGGATTCCACATAACATTTAAAAATGATGTAACTGTATCAGTTCAATTTGGTTGGGGTAATTATTGCCAGAATTATAATAATAAAGAAGCAAATACATATAGAATTGGGACAGAAACAAAAGATGTTTTCTGTGAAGATGCTGAAATAGCCATCTTCCGAAAAAATGGAGAATGGCTTACTGAAAAATATCTGAGAGAACAAGGGAAAGAAGAAGATATGGTTATAGGGTATTTATCCGCTAATGAAGTACTTGATATTTTGATTTGGGCGTCTAAAAGAAGAAAAAAGGAGAAATGATGTTTTGGAATATACGCGGAGTAGCATTACTGATTTATATATGCACTTTCATTGGCATAGGATTGGGGTACAAACAACTGGGTGAGGAAAAAAAGTTCCTCAGAAGTAGAAAATATGTATGGTATTCGATTATATGTTTCACAATTATGAACTTTGCGCTGTTCCTATGGGTAATAAGTTGAATAAATATATTGTTACCGTGGTACGAAGCAAAGCTGGAGAGGTCAGCATAAATGCGGTAGATGAGTGCGATGCTGGTATGAAAGCCCTTGATATTCCTGAAGAACAATTGTCTAACCTCCGTGAAGTTTCAAAATATTATAGTGTGGAACAAGAGAAAGAAAACCCCTTGACAAATCGTGGCACAATGCGTATAATAGGGAAAAAGGAGGAACAATGCCATTAGACAGTGAACTTAAAATCAG